AAAGTAGCAAATGGCTAAGACTCCTGCGTGGCAACGCAAAGAGGGCAAGAACCCAAAAGGTGGGCTAAACGCTAAGGGGCGGGCATCGTATAACGCTGCCAATCCCGGTAAGCCCGGCTTGAAGGCTCCACAACCCGAGGGCGGTTCACGCAAGAAGTCGTTCTGTGCCCGCATGACGGGTATGAAAAAGAAGTTAACCAGCGCTAAAACCGCTAACGATCCAAACAGCCGTATCAATAAGAGCCTACGGGCATGGAAGTGCTGATATGGAGATGATGCTTTGGAATATGGTGTTGACCGTATTGATAGGTGTCTTAGCCTATATTGGGCATGAGAAAGCATCTGAGATCCAGCGGCTCAACATTTTGATTAACAAGACTAGAGAAGAGGTGGCCCGTGATAACGTCACTCAAGCAGAAATGGACAAATTTGTTGACCACATTGACCAAAGGTTTAACAAACTTGAAGCAAAAATTGATCTCCTTATGCAAAAGGGGTAAGTGATGATTACTAAATCTGAACGTACAAAATCGCTAGAAGAAACACAAGTTGATCCAAATGAAGATCTTATGACCCGTGGTGTTAGGTCTGGGATTAAAGGCGCCGCTCTTGCCGCAAGCAGGCTTGGCGATGTCGCTGCTACTGGCGCTGACATGGCGGCTAATTACCTTAAGAAAAAAGAGCCTCCCAAAAAACAAAGAACCTTCCAAGATTTTGTTGAAGAATCTGAAAAAGAGGCTGGCGAAAGAGCACAAGAAATTCGCAGAGAAACTCGTGGTGTAAAAAAACCTCTTTTTGAAAAATTTAAACTAAGTTCTGGGGGCAAAGTTTCATCCGCCTCTAAGCGTGCAGACGGATGTGCCCAAAAGGGTAAAACTAAAGGAAGGATGGTTTAATCATGGCAAAAGGATTACGTAACGCAGCACTTCTCGGTGGTGCTGCCCTATTAGCAGCCAAGATGATGGGTGGCTCTAAAGACAGAAAAAAGCGCATGGGCGAGCAAGATGTTGATGCGGCTATGGATGTTACTTCTCGTCCAGATATGGATACCACTGGCGATGCCTCTGCTGGCATGGCTAGAACTAACATGGATGATTTTGCTCGCAAAACTCAACAAGACATTGATGCGGCTATGCCAGTTAATCCTCGTATGGCTGCACGACGTACTACTGCTGCTCAAGACGCAGATGCAGTTGCTGCTGCTAAATATGCCGCTCAACGTAGTCGTGATAGAGCCGCTTACTTAAATAGAGGGGCTGCTGAAGCACCCGCTGCTGCTAAAGGCCCATCATTGTCTGAAAGATTTTCCAATGCAATGAACAACCCAGACAATCCACGTGTGAGACGCGAGAGATTAAGTATGCAGGATATTGATTCCAACTTTAAAAAAGGTGGAAAAGTTAAGGCTACTAAATCTGTATCCTCCGCCTCCAAGCGTGCTGACGGCTGTGCCACCAAGGGCAAGACCCGTGGAAAGATGGTCTGATATGGGTAAGAGCGCTACCGTATCCGCACCAGCAGATTGGACTCCCGAGAAGGGGGCTGAAGCAATTGCTAAGTTGCAAGGGGAAAAGACAACCTTAAAAAATATGGTGCCAAAACTTTTTGTTGAGGGTATGACCAAATTTGACAAGCAGCAGCGAGAGCAGAAGTCTTTAAACGATATGTTGGGTAGTCTAAATTACAAGCGTTTGGATGATGAAGAAGATAAAAAGGTCGGAATGAAAAAGGGCGGCAAAGTATCGTCCGCCTCAGCCCGGGCCGATGGCATAGCAATTAGGGGTAAGACTCGTGCCTAGCGTATCAGCCAAGCAAGAACGGTTTATGCAAGCGGTGGCTCATAACCCCAAGTTTGCAAAAAAAGTGGGCGTACCAACGTCCGTAGGTAAAGAATTTACTAAAAAGGAAGGTGGAGTCATGAAAGAGTCAAAGGCAATGATGAAGAAGGAAGTGTCCTTTATGAAGAAAAAGGGTGCCCCCAAGTCCATGCTTAAGCATGAGATGAAAGAGGCCGGGATGAAATACGGCGGCAAAGTCAAGAAGATGGCTGGCGGTGGTTTGGCTGCTGGTCACAAGACTGCTGACGGCATTGCTAAAAAAGGCAAGACTGATACCAAGGTTGCCAAAATGGCTAAGGGCGGACGGTACTGCTAAATGAGAGCAAGCCGGGGAATGGGGATTATCAACCCCTCTAAAATGCCGAAGGCCAAGACGATCACCCGTAAGGATGATCCGAATGAGGTCAAGATGTTTTCTGAGGGCGGGGATCCCGGGAAGCCACGTCCCTTTACCTATTCGACAAGAAAACAAATCAGTGACGATTTGAGTGTAGCGGCTAATATAGCGCCAAACGTGGATATTGATAATAAAGTTATTGGTGCTGGTGGTAGGGCTAGTTTAATTAAAAAACTTGGCAAGGATTTAGATATTGAAGGGTACCTTGAAGGTTATGGTTCTAAATCAAAGGGTATGGGCGCCAAGGGAGAGATTACCGGTGGCGGAGTAAAGTTGACTAAGCGATTTGCCAAGGGCGGTGAGTCCAAGGTGAACGAGGCTGGTAATTACACCAAACCCGGTATGCGTAAGTCGTTATTTGAGCGGATTAAGGCTGGCGGTAAGGGAGGCGCTCCGGGTCAATGGAGTGCTCGTAAGGCCCAAATGCTGGCTATGCAGTATAAGAAAGCAGGCGGTGGGTACAAGGATTAGGTTTCCGGTGTATGACGCCGCAACAGATGGAAACGTATTTGACTGGTTAATTAGTACAGCCGAAGACTTTAGGAAGATTAGGCAAAGAGAACGATATGTCGAACTTGAAAAAGCCGCAGCAAAGTCTGAAAGCATGGACTCAACAAAAGTGGAGAACTAAAAGTGGCAAACCTTCTACGCAAGGATCGCAGGCTACAGGGGAAAGATACCTCCCAAGCAGCGCCATCAAAGCGCTCTCCTCGCAAGAGTACGCCGCGACCACCCGTGCCAAGCGAGCCGGTAAAGCAGCCGGAAAGCAGTTCGTCGCCCAGCCTAAAGGGGTGGCTAAAAAAGTTGCTCCACATAGGAAAGTGAAATGAGCACCACAGGAACGACCAACTTTAATCTGCAACTCAATGAACTCGTTGAAGAGGCGTTTGAGCGAGCCGGTGCTGAGTTACGCACGGGCTATGAATTACGTACTGCGCGTCGTTCCCTTAACCTATTGACGATTGAATGGGCTAACCGAGGTATTAACCTCTGGACGGTTGAGCAGGGGCAGATTTCTATGGCCCAAGGACAGATAACCTATCCGCTCCCAATAGACACGATTGACCTGATGGACATGGTAATCCGTACCCAGACCGGTATTAATCAGTCTGACATCAATATCAACCGGATTTCTAGCAGCACCTACTCTACGATCCCCAACAAGAACGCTCAAGGCCGACCCATTCAGGTCTGGATTAACCGGCAAACTGGGTACAGTTATCTCTCTAATGTCACCTTGAGCGGCAACATTACGTCCTCGGATACGACCATAACTCTGAGTTCTACGGCTGATCTAGCCAATGTAGGCTTTATTCAGATTGGGTCAGAGGTCATTGGGTATAGTGGAGTTAGCACGACGGCTCCTCTAAACCAACTTCAGAACTGCGTTCGGGGTGTAAACGGTACGACGGCTGCGGCTCATACATCGGGCGCGGCAATAACGGTACAAAACCTGCCATCGGTTAACGTCTGGCCTGCTCCTGATCAAGGATCTACAGCGGCTCCTTACTACACATTTGTCTACTGGCGCTTGCGTCGGATGCAGGATGCCGGTAATGGTACGTCCACAGAAGATATTCCGTTTCGCCTTCTCCCATGTTTAGTAGCAGGGTTGGCTTATTACATTGCCATGAAGATTCCAGAAGGGGCGCCTAGATTAGATATGCTGAAAGCGGCTTACGAAGAGCAATGGTTATTGGCTTCAAGTGAGGATCGTGAAAAGGCTGGGTTGCGGTTGTCGCCCCGGCAGTATTTTTATTGATGGTGGACTATGTCTGGGCCAAAGTTTGCTTCTGGTAAAAAGGCAATATCGGAGTGCGATAGATGCGGTTTTCAGTACAAGTTAAAGGAATTGAAGAAGATCGTTATCAAGACGAAGAACATCAATTTGTTAGTTTGCCCAACTTGCTGGGAACCGGATCAGCCACAGTTGCAGTTAGGGATGTATCCTGTATATGACCCGCAGGCTTTGCAGAATCCGAGGAAAGATACAAGTTATTTTCAGGCAGGTTTTAATGGTACTCAAGTTGAAAACATTAACCCTCCTGACCCAGATGCAACCGATGCTTTTGGTATGCCGTCTGGAGGTAGTAGGATTATCCAGTGGGGGTGGAACCCTGTTGGCGGGGCAAGAGATAATGGATTAACGCCCAATAATTTAGTTGCACAGGGCAGTGTTGGAACCGTAACAGTAACTACTTAAGGAGTTTGAAATGGATATGAA